AAAGGCTGCGAGCTGGTGGGCAAACCGAGCACCGGGGCTGCCACTTCCCCGTGGTGTTGATGAAGCTCTGGCCGTATCGCAGCGGCTCAAGTGCCCATCGCAGATCGCGGTGCGCCCGAGCGGGCGTTACACAGAAATCGTCGGCGCGCGCTTTTGATGTCGAGCGCATAAATGATGTGCGCCATTTGCAGGCGCGATGCCCGAGTGTATGGGTTCGCGCCATGTTTGATCCGTATTGATGCGCCGAGCGTGAAGTTGTGCTCCCGGCGCTGTCAAAACATTGCAGCAAGGCTAAAGGGAATGATTGATCCAAACCAACACGAAACCAACGCGCTGGCAGCGGCCTGCCAGACGGGGGGCGAGTACGTCGAGTCACTCGCCAAAACAGATCTGACCAGTTTCACCGCAGTGGAGTGGTCAACCTTGATTGATGTGGTCGTGACCGCGTTTCAAGACTCACTTCGTACTGCCTATGCAGACGATCCACCATTTTGAAGGAACGCATGAATCCAAATAATTACATGGCCCAGTTAGGGGCCACACTCGTAGATCGCGGGTACGCCATTCTGCCGATCCAGCCCAGCACTAAAAAGCCAGGCATGTTTCGCCTGGGTGCCTGGCAGGACTACCCCAAGTGGAGCCGCCACTGTGAGCGTGACACGACCGAGAACGAAGTCGACATCTGGGGCGACTGGCCCGAGGCGGGCATCGGTATTGCCGCAGGCAAGGTGATCGGCATCGACATCGATGTGCTGCAGTCCAAAGACATCGCAGTTCAGATTGAGGGTCTGGCAAAACGGCTGCTGGGCGACACACCCGCAGTTCGTATTGGAAACGCGCCCAAGCGCTTGCTGGTGTACCGAGCCGCTCAGCCGTTCAGCGGTTTCAAGTACCCGCCGATAGAGGTGCTGGGCGTGGGGCAGCAGTTCATTGCGTACGGCATTCACCCAGACACTGGCAGACCCTACGAGTGGCCGGTGCAAACCCTGGCCGATCTGAAAATTGAGGAACTGCCCGTCATCACCGAGGCGCAGGCACGCGAGTTTGCGCGCCAGGCCTACGAGATGGTCCCCGAATCCATGCGTCCCAAAAGTCTGGGCGTGGGTTTGAAGTTACCCGTGGCGTTTGCCAATCTGCCCGAGCAGCGCGGTACGTTTGAGGCAGTACAAGACGCGCTGCAGTACATCGCTAACCAGGACCTGGACTACGACAGTTGGGTGCGCATCGGCATGGCCATCAAAGGTGCGCTTGCCGAGAAAGGCTGGCCGCTCTTTGAGTCCTGGTCTGCGTCGTCCAGTAAAAACGATGCCAAGACAACCGCTAAAAGTTGGGGGAGCTTTTCGCCTCAACGCATTGGGGCGGGAACCATCTACAAGCTGGCGCTGGACAACGGCTGGATTCCAGATGCTGATCTGCAGCTCAATGGTGAGATTGTGATGAACGGACATCACCCGGCCAAGGAGATGCTGCAAACGCTGCAAACATCAAACCCCATCACGATTGATGGATCAGGTGCACCCCCCGTGCTGCCACCACCCAAACCACTGCCGACGGGCTGGGACCAAGTTGGCGGCGTGATTGCCGACATGATGGCGCTCATGGGAACGACGGCAAAGCGTCCACAGCCCGTGCTGGCGCTCGGAGCCAGCCTATGCGCCATCGGCGCGCTAATGGGGCGCAAGTACCGCACTGAGAGCAACACGCGCTCAAACCTGTATGTCGTAGGCATCGCTGAAAGCGGCGCAGGAAAAAACCACAGCCGCGTGGTGATCAATGAGTTGTTTCGCAAAGCCGGGCTGCTGCAATACCTGGGCGGCAATAAGATCGCATCAGGCTCGGGCCTCTTAACCGCCATCCAGCGTCAGCCCGCCATTCTGTTTCAGCTTGATGAGTTCGGCATGTTTTTGTCAGCTGCCGCTGACCGTAAACGCTCGCCGCGCTATATCTGTGAAATCCTGGACCTGATGACCGAGTTGTACACCACCTCGGGCACGACTTACTTTGGCATTGAGTACGCAAGCAACCAGCTCAACAACGCGCACCGGGCAATTCACCAGCCCTGCGCCTGCATCTACGGCACCACCACGCCGATTCACTTTTGGCAGGCGCTCCAAGCTTCCAATGTGGCCGACGGCTCTCTGGCGCGCTTTCTGATTCTGGAGAGCGAGGACGATTTTCCCGACAGCAACGAACTCTTTGGCACGATCGATCCACCGCAAGACCTGATCGACCGGCTGCTCCTGATCCACCAGGGCGGTGGGCAGTTGAGTGGCAACCTCACGGATGTGGGTGCGATTGACGAGGTGCTTGTCGATCCGCGCGTAGTCCCCATGACCGCGCAGGCGCGTGACGCTTTTCGCGTGCTGGACCACGAGTTACTGGGGCGGCTTCGCTTGTCGCGAGGCACCGGTTTTTCATCGATCCTGGCGCGCATCGAGGAGAACGCCACCAAACTGGCGCTGATTCGTGCCGTGTCGCGGGACGCGTTGACGCCGCAGATCGAGGACCACGATGCGCATTGGGGGATTGCGCTCTCGCGCCACTGCGCCGAACTGACAATCCGAGAAGCCACGGCGCGCGTCTCAGAAAACCAGGTCGAGTCCAACCACAAACGCGCCCTGCAAATCCTGCGTGATGGCGATGCCGCTGGAATGTCCAAGAGCGAGTTCACACGGCGTACCCAGTTCATGGACCACCGCCAGCGGGACGGCGTGCTGCGCACCTTGACGGACGCCCACCTGGTTGAGATGTTCGCCAAGCCAACGGGCGGCAGGCCCAGCCAATGGGTCAAACTGGCTGACGCATATGAGTAGACGGTCCAAACAGACTCCACGTTTGAAAGATGAAGTATTGAAAGAAGCCCGCCCGGTGACTTCTTTCAATTACGACCTTCTTTCAATGGGGGTGCCTCTATATACAAATAAATATTCGGGGGCCCTATACACACAAAAAATCCCTCGCGCGCGCGAAAACGTGCGCTCTGGAGGGGTCAGAGAGGGTAGACAGAGAAATATGTATATATATTGAAAGAAGAAGTATTGAAATAAGTACCTCCCAGACCCGGACTCCACCTTTGAAAGATGAAGTATTGAAGAAAGTCCCCGTCACCTGATGATGACTTTTTGCCAGCCCTGATAACCGCATCCGATTGAACAAATCGGCAATGACAGACATGAGGGAGCCGCACCCGCCCTGACACGGCCTTGGTGCCAGCGCTCCTCCAGGTCGCACAAGAACCCTTGTACGAACCCTTGGAGGACATCCCTGATGAATAACGAATCCACCCCGCGCCTTGTGATCCTCGCCCTGGACCTGGGCACCACCACCGGCTGGGCGCTGCGCTCGGCCAACGGCCCGGTGGCGCATGGCTTTGTGAGCTTCAAGTCCCAGCGCTTTGAGGGAGGCGGCATGCGATACCTGCGCTTTGGCCGGTGGCTCGCTGACATGCTGACCTTGAACGCGCCAAAGACTGGCGCACAGGCCAATTTAACGGGCATTGGAGCCGTTTACTTTGAAGAGGTGCGCCGTCACCTCGGCGTGGACGCCGCGCACGTCTACGGCGGCTTGCTGGCCACGCTGACCGCCTGGTGTGAGCACCACCAGATCCCGTACCAGGGCGTTCCTGTGGGCACCATCAAACGCCATGCCACCGGCAAGGGCAACGCGGGCAAGGCAGAGGTGATTGCTGCCATGAAGGCGTTGGGCCACCCGGTCACCGACGACAACGAAGCGGATGCTCTTGCGCTCTTGCACTGGGCACTGGCACAGGGTTCAGATCCCGCCTTGGGCAAGGAGGTGCGCCATGGCTAAAAAGCAAGTTGCACAGCCACTGACCCATGGCGCTCTGGTGAGCCTGCCCGGCGGTCGGGTTGGTGAGTGGGTCAGCGAAGCAGAGGAAGGCACCAGCTACCGCACCGAGCATTTCCGGACTGTGGACTCGCTCGGGCTTTTGATGCGCAACGGCGCAATCACGGCGCAGATGCACGACGCGGGTCAGGACTTCTCTCGTACCTTTGTCTTTGCGCAGCTAAGTCCTGCGGGCTCACCGCCGCTTGATCGCATCCCCGGGGGTCATTGGCAGGACACGATGACTGAGCGCTGTGCCTGGGCCAGAAAGCGCCTGGGCGAGGCGCTTGATGCGGTGGGCGGCATCGGCAGCCCCGGCGGCTGTGCAGTCTGGCACGTGGCAGGTTTGGGTCAGAGCGTGAGGGAGTGGTCTGCCCAGGAAGGGTGGAACGGACGCACGCTCAATCAGTACGAGGCCAAGGGCATTTTGGTTGGCGCTTTGGGGGTGCTGGCTGTTCACTACGGGTACAGTAGGTGACACAAATATCATCTGGTGATATACTGAGACCATGGAAGAACACCAAATCCGTACGCTCCTTGACCTCCATGACCAGATCATCGATCAGGAGGACGGCTATTGGCTCAAGATCGAGGCTTGGGAAGTTGCGCCCAGCAAGGATATTCCTCACGGAATCAGGTACACGCTTACCCTGCACGCGCCCAGTGGCAAAAGGATATTGGGGTATGACAACGCGCACGCCGTCAAAGTGAAGGGGAAGAAGTACTCTGGTCAGCGACTCCCGTTTGACCACAAGCACCGGCATGTAGCCGATAAGGGCGTGCCTTATGAATTCAAGGATGCGAATCAGTTGTTGTCAGATTTTTTTACCGAAGTCGATTCGGTTTTGAAAGAGGTGAGGTCAAAATGAAAGTCATAAAAATTGGTATAGCCCCGCAGGAGAAGATCCGCGAGAGGGTTTTGGCTATCGCCAAAGGTGAGATCAAGCCTAAGGCATCAGACCCCAAAATCTGGTTCACCTCAATGCGATCTTTATCCCAAGTCTTAAGCGATGAGAATCGCGCGCTCCTGGACGTTATTCGCACCGCTCGACCGGCATCAATCAGTGAACTGGCGGACATAACCGGGCGTAAGCAGGGTAATTTGTCTCGCACCCTGAAAACTATGTCCCGGTATGGGCTGGTGAAGATGGAAAAGAACGAACGCTCGGTGCGTCCGATCGCTCATGCCGAGAGCTATCAAATCATGGCGTGAATCTGATTTAAAAATCGTACGAAAACCCCTTGACGGGGTATATATCGAAGCGGTAGCATTCTGCTAATCACTCAAATTACGCCCACACGGTTCGCGCCTTGTGGGCGTTTTGTTTGGGTCTTCACTTCCCCGCATCTATCGCGCTTGCAAGCAACCCTCGCTGGTTGACCTGCACGCCGCACCCCAACCCGAAAGCTTCCCTATGACACCCGAGATCCGAATGGTCGCGGTGGATTCGCTCATCCCGTATGCGCGAAACGCCCGCACCCACAGCGAAGACCAGGTGGCACAGATTGCCGCCTCGATCGCTGAGTTTGGCTTTACCAATCCGATCCTGACCGACGGGGACAAAGGCGTGATCGCAGGGCATGGCCGCTTGGCTGCTGCGCGCAAACTCTCACTGACACAAGTGCCCGTGATTGAGCTGGGCCACCTCACCGCAATTCAAAAGAAAGCCTACATACTGGCCGACAACCGCATTGCTGCAAACGCTGGCTGGGACGAAGAGTTGCTCAAGCTTGAGATTGCCGAACTCGATGAGGCTGACTTCAATCTGGAGTTGATGGGCTTTGGTGACGAAGAACTCGAGCGTTTGCTCAATGGCGACGGCGACACCACGGGCCTGACCGAAGACGATGCAGTACCCGAATTGCCAGCCGAACCTGTTTCCAAAACAGGTGATGTGTGGGTCTTGGGTCAGCACCGTTTGCTGTGCGGTGACTCCACAGTTCTATCCGATGTGGAGCGCCTTATGAACGGTCAACTCGCCGACATGGCGTTCACTGATCCACCCTACAACGTGGACTACGGCAACAACGCTAAAGACAAGATGCGCGGCAAGGACCGCCGCATCATGAACGATGCGCTCGGTGACGGGTTCTACAAGTTCCTTTATGACGCCTGTGTCAACTTGTTGGTGGTCACCAAAGGTGCCTGCTACGTGTGCATGAGCTCATCCGAGTTGCACACACTGCAAAAGGCCTGGCTTGATGCGGGTGGCAAGTGGTCGACATTTGTGATCTGGGCTAAGAACACTTTTACGCTTGGACGCGCCGACTACCAGCGCCAGTACGAGCCCATCCTCTACGGATGGAAGGACGGCGCTAAACACTTCTGGTGCGGCGACCGCGACCAGTCAGACATTTGGAATTACAACAAGCCTCGCGTGAACGACCTGCACCCGACGATGAAACCGGTGGAGTTAGTAGAGCGTGCCATTAAGAACTCATCGAAGACGCATGACATCGTGATCGACTTGTTTGGCGGCTCTGGCACCACGCTCATTGCCTGCGAAAAAACCAATCGACAGGCACGACTCATGGAGATGGATCCCAAGTATGTGGACGTGATCGTCAAGCGCTGGGAGGACTTCACAGGACAGAAAGCCACCCGTGAATCGGATGGCTCTGCATTTGCAGATCTATCGCCGCAAGGTCAGTCTGATTTGGATGCTGTGGGGAGCGCGCTGGAGGGTGAGACCCTGTAGACCCGCTCACCACCGCTTTCCTTGACGGAGTCGATCGTCAGGCCCAGTTTCTTTTTCAAAGTCCCGGCCATGCATCCACGCACCGTGTGCGCTTGCCATCCTGTGGCCACCACCATTTGAGGGAGGGTTGCACCTTCGGGGCGTTTCATCAGATCGATGAGTACCGACTGTTTGCTGCCTTCGCGTTTGGGTCTGGCCGGTGGCTCAATACCAATGGCCTTCAAGCCTGCAACGGTGATGGCAAAACGGGTAGAGCCCTCTGGTCCTTTGCTGTGGGGGCTGATCAGGCCTTCATTGCCAAGGCTAGTTAGTACCTTGATCAATGCACCACCTTTGAGGTTGGACGGGAAGTCGGTCAGCACATGCTGAGGATGACTGGCTGCAGCGTTGAGAAGCAAGGTTTGGCTGGGTGTGAGTTTCATGTTGACCTCCGGTATCAGTTTGGTTGGGTTGTTTGTTTGGATTGCTGGCCAGCCGTGAATGCGGCTTGCAGGGCTTCTTTGAGGCCCCAGACGCTGACTTCATGAAAGTCCAGGCGGTCGCTGTTGCGTGTTGCCAGCGTGTCGATGTACAGATGCTCTGCGGCGATTTGGTTGAGCAGACGCTCCAGTTGTTTAGCGTCCATCACTTGGATCCCTTCACCTTGTGGATCTGGCGGGCGCGGTCAAAGCCGACCCAATCGCCTTGGGTATCAAGGCCGCGTGAGGCCAACTCCTCGCGGGCCAGCAGGTTTAGGTCAAGTTCCCCACGTGCGGCGGCTGCCAGTACCTTGGTGAGCGCGATCTGGATGAACCCGACCTCGTCGACGGTGAACTGTGTGGTGTAGGTCATTTGCAAAGCTCCTTGGGTTGTTGATGACGTTCCTATGAACGCTCTGAATCCAAGTGAAGCCAAGCTTTATCTGCATCAATTGCGATTAGTTTTTTTGATTGAGTTGCTAACACGCCAATACCGAGCCGATATGCCCCGCAGCGCCCCTACACCATGCCGTCACCCCGCCTGCGCGTTGGTGCTGGACAAACCCGGCTACTGCGAGCAGCACCGCCCCAAGGTGCACCGGGACTACGGGCGTGCCAGGCGTGCCTTTGATACTGAGCTGGGCTTCTACCAGTCCGCGCGCTGGCGTGAGGTACGTGCTGCATTCCTGCGTGAACACCCACTGTGTGTGGCGTGCAAGGCGACGGATCGGGTGGTGGCTGCCAAGGTTGCCGACCACATCAGGCCGCTCAAGGACGGCGGCGAGCGCTTTGACTGGGTCAATCTGCAAGGGCTGTGCGTCTCATGTCACAACCGAAAGACGGCGCGTGAGACCGCAGGTCGGCGCTGACTACCCCCCGGGGGGGCTCAATCTCTACAGACGGCGGCCAAAGATGCGTGCGCCTGCCAAGATTTTTGCGCGTGCAAATTGAAACCAAGGGGGGTCCCCCAGAACGGAAGATTAATGGCCGGAAGAAAGCCGCTCCCCACGGAGATCAAAAAGCTCAGGGGAACCCTGCAAAAGTGCAGGACCAACCCGCATGAGCCACAGCCTCAAGGGGATCTGGTTGCGCCGCCCGAGTACATGTCAGATGGTGCCAAGCAGGCCTGGCGTTATGCCATTGAGAGCGCGCCTGAACATTTGCTGCGCAAACTCGATATGTCGGTGCTTGAGGTCTGGTCCTGCGCTGCGGATTTGTACCGCAAGGCTCAGATCGGCATTACCAAAACTGGCCTATTGATCAAAGCGCCGAACACCGGAGTGCCAATGCAGTCGCCGTACCTGGCCATTGCGAACAAGCAGGCCCAGATCATGACCAAGGCAGCGGTGGAGATGGGATTTACGCCTGCTTCACGTTCGCGGATCACACAACCCACTGAGGCCGAGATTGATCTCGATCCTTGGGCGGACATTGCAGGCTGAGACTGAACTTTGGCGACCGAGAATTACGTTGATGTTGCCCGCAAGTATGCGCAGGCAGTCGTTGCCGGTGACATCCTGACTTGCAAATGGGTCCAGCGGGCATGCCAACGACAGTTGAACGATCTGGCAAAGTTCAAAGGCAAAGCAAGTCCTTACCAGTTCAACCCGAAGCTAACCGACAAGGACGGACGGGAGTTCCGGCCCGCCGATAACCTCTGCGCGTTCATTGAGCGGCTGCCCCACGTCAAAGGGCCGCTGGCAGGCGAGACGATCAAGTTGGAACCCTGGCAGGTGTTCATCCTGACCACTGTCTTTGGCTGGGTCAAGCCCGATGGCAACCGCCGCTTTCGGCGCTCGTACATTGAAGTGCCACGCGGCAACGCCAAGTCGACCTTGTCTTCTGCGCTTGCGCTGTACATGCTGGCCGCTGACGGCGAAGGCGGGGCTGAGGTCTATTCCCTGGCCACCACCCGTGACCAGGCTCGAATCGTATTTGGTGATGCGCAGACCATGGCGCGCAGGTCTCAAGGTTTTCGCACCCGGTTTTCTGTCAACGTCGGCGCGCACAACATGAACGTGCTGCAGACCGGCTCCAAGTTTGAAGCACTCTCGGCTGAAGGGTCGACGCTAGATGGCTTGAACATTCACTTCGGCTGCATTGATGAACTGCATGCCCACAAAACCCGCACCGTCTACGACGTGGTGGAGACCGGAACCGGTAAGCGTGACAACTCACTTCTTTGGGTGATCACCACCGCAGGCAGCAACCGCTCTGGCATTTGCTACGAGGTGCGAACCTTTGTGACCAGGCTGCTCGACGGCGTGTTCGAAGACGACAGTCAGTTCGGCATCGTCTACGGTCTTGATGACGGGGACGACTGGACCAGCGAAGATTCGCTGATGAAGGCCAACCCCAACTGGGGTATCTCTGTGCGCCCAGAAATTCTGGGACCACTGCAGGCCAAGGCTATGCAGTTGCCCAGCGCGATGAACAACTTCAAGACCAAACACTTGAACGAGTGGGTCAACGCCGACACAGCATGGATGGACATGCGCTCCTGGGACGCCTGCGCTGATCAGGACCTGGACATCGAGTCCTTTGTGGGGCAGCCCTGCTGGGTGGGGCTGGACCTGGCCAGCAAGACAGACATTGCCGCCTTGGTGATCGTGTTTGCCCATCCTGAGATTGCCGACGCGTTTGCGGTCTTTGGTAAGTACTACCTGCCTGAAGACACGGTCAATGCCAACGGCAACAGTCAGTACTCGGGGTGGATGCACACCGGACGGTTGATCGTGACGCCAGGCAATGTGATTGATTTCAGTTGGATCGAAGCTGATCTGAATGATCTGTCCTCTCGCTTTGCGGTGCAGGCAGTCGCTTTTGATCCGTTTCAGGCAACGCAACTCTCGACTCGAATGATGAGTGAGGGGTTGCCCATGATTGAAGTGCGTCCAACGGTGCTGAATTTCTCAGAGCCGATGAAGACGCTCGAGGCCCTGGTGCTTCAAAAGAAATTGGTTCACGACGGGGACCCGGTGCTGGGCTGGATGGTCAGCAACGTGGTGGCTCACTTGGACGCTAAAGACAACATTTACCCACGCAAGGAGCGAGCAGAAAACAAGATCGACGGCATCGTTGCACTGATCATGGCGCTGTCGCGCGCGATCAAACCGGGGGACTCGGTGGTGCTGGGATCCGACTACGAATTGGTGTTGCTCTGAACTGATGGGATTATTAAGCTTCATTGATCGGTTCCGTGGCCCAAGCGCCTCCGGTGGAGATCGCTCGCCATGGGGAGACTTCTTTTTTGAGCCTGTCTCCGCTCGCACTGGGAGCGGCATGCACGTCTCACCCGACAGCGCGCTTCGCCTTGCAGCGGTCTATGCCTGCGTACGCGTCTTGTCGGAGTCCATGGCTTCGCTTCCGCTGGTCATCTACCAACGCCGTGCCGACGGTGGCAAAGACAAGGTCACCGACCACTGGTTGTTCCGTTTACTTGCCAAACGGCCTAACCGTTTTCAAAACCCGTTTGAATGGCGTGAGATGCTTCAAGGCCATCTCGCACTGCGCGGCAACGCCTACAACCAGATCATCACCAACGCCAAAGGCGAGGTGGTGGAGTTGATGCCTCTTCATCCAGACCGCATCCGGTTGGAGTTGCTGCCCTCTGGCGAATACCGATACCGGTTTACAGACCGGTTTGGCACGGAGTCAGTCTTGCCGCGCGGCGAGGTTTGGCATTTGCGCGGTCTATCCTCAGACGGCTTGATGGGCATGAGCCCGATTGAGCTTGCTCGAGAAAACCTTGGTATGGCACTGGCAGCCCAGGACTACGGCGCGCGCTTTTTCGCCAATGACGCCAAACCTACCGGAGGTTGGATTGAATTTCCGGGCTCCTTCAAGGACTCCGAGGCCAAGAAGGTGTTTCGTGAGTCCTACCAACAGGCGCAATCCGGGGCCAACCGGGGCAAGGTCCTAGTGCTTGAAAACGGGATGAAGTTTCACGAAGTGGGTGTTACGAACAAGGATGCCCAGTTCCTGGAGCTACGCAAGTTTCAGATCACTGATGTGGCCAGGCTGTTTCGAGTGCCACCTCACATGATTGGCGATTTGGACCGGGCGACGTTTTCCAACATTGAGCAACAAAGTCTTGAGTTTGTCATGCACACCATGACGCCCTGGGCTGAGCGCTGGGAAGCAAGCATCGAGTCCGAGTTGCTTCTCGAAGGTGACGACATCGAGGTCGAATTTGATTTCGCCAACCTGATGCGCGGCGATGCTGCAAGCCGTGCGTCGTTTTACCAAAGCGGTATTCAGAACGGCTGGCTCACCCGCAATGAAGCACGTATTGCAGAGAACCTCAATCCACTTGATGGCTTGGACGAACCGCTGCGCCCGCTCAATATGGTCGAGGAAAGTACGGCCGAGGATGAAGCTCTCGATACCGAACAAGCGGAAGACTCGGTGCAAGAAGCAATCGAGCCCTCCGATGAAGCCGCAGCGCGCTTGCGTGCCCTGATTGATTCAAGCGCTGAGCGCTGGGCCAGGCGCATTGCACGGACTGGCCGAATCGAGGAAAAAGATCTGACACTGATTGCGCAATCCCTGGCTGTGCCTGTGGACCGGGTGAGTGTCTGGGCGCAGGCAAGCGTATCCATGGATGAAACGCATCTGTGCCAATCACTTAAATCACTGGGGATGACATCATGAACCATCAATTACTGGTTGCCGAATATTTGGCAACCCCTTGGGCATTGATGCCCGAAAGGCTGAACGCAGTCACAGCCGTCATCGCACGCTGGTCGGGTGATGCCCGCGCAAGCGACGAGGTGATGCGCAATATTGCAGCCGACAAAAACGCAAGAGATGCACGCCGCCAATCCAGCGTGTCCAACTCAGGTGGCGGCATTGCGGTGCTTCCGCTCTACGGCATCGTGACGCAGCGCGGCAACATGGTGGACGATGTATCCGGTCCTGGTACTGCCAGCACTCAGCAGTTTTCAAACATGCTGCGCGCCGCTCTCCAAGATGAGACGGTCTCTCAAATCCTGATCGACATCGACAGCCCCGGCGGCAGCGTCTACGGTGTAGCAGAACTGGCTGATGAAATTGTCAGCGCTCGCGCCAAAAAGCCTGTCGTGGCCATCGCCAACAGTCTGGCCGCCTCGGCGGCCTACTGGATTGGTTGCTCAGCATCTGAGTTTTATGTCACACCCGGCGGCGAAGTGGGGTCCATTGGTGTGTGGCAAGCGCACCAGGACTACAGCAAGGCCATGGACGAGGCTGGTGTCAAAACCACACTCATCTCGGCGGGCAAGTTCAAGGTTGAGGGCAATCCATATGCACCGCTGGACGAAGAGGCCCAAGGGTTTATACAGTCCCGTGTTGATGACTATTACGCCGCTTTCACCAAGGCTGTGGCCAAGGGCCGTGGTGTGCCCATCTCCCAGGTGCGAGATGGCATGGGTCAAGGCCGAGTTCTCGGAGCCGACGCAGCCCTTGCAAGCAGCATGGTCGACGGCATAGCCACCTTTGAAGATGTCGTTAAAAAGATGCGCCGCGATCCGCGCACGCAAATCAAACCCAATGCATCACGGCTCAACCAGGCGAGAAATTCGCTTGCCCTGATGTAAGTATTTTCTGGGCAGCACTCCGTAGAGGACTGCCAGCAAAGTGAAGCGGCCCGTTGGCCGCGCCCCAAGCAACCACCTCGTCAATTGAGACCCGGTGGTTTTTTTACGTCTATTGATTTTGGAGAACCCCAAATGAGTAAGCAATTACGCGAGCTGCAGGCTCGCAAATCTACCCTGGTCAAAGAAGCGCGCGCGCTCACGGACCGCGCTGCATCCGATAACCGCGATCTGAACGATGAAGAGGCTACGGCTTTCGATGCGCTCAAGATCCGTATTGACGCAGCCAGTAACGCCATCGACCGTGAAGCAAGTCTGATCGCGGAAGAAGCGCAAATGGCACAAGCCCCAACAAGCTCTGGCGCTTTTATTACTGTCACAGACAACCGCGAGGCCGATCCTTTGCATGGCTTTCGCACTGCGGGCGAGTTCATGCAGGCGGTGTACCAGGCAGAAAAGCCCGGCAAATCTCTCGATGAACGTTTGCTCATTGGTGGTGGCCGTGGTGCAGCAGCGCCTGGCAGCTTTGCCAACGAGGCTTCTGGCCAAGACGGCGGCTTTTTGGTGCCACCTCAGTTTTCTCAGCAAATCTTCAAGCTCTCTTTGGGTGAAGACTCTTTGCTGCCCATGACAGACAACGTCGAGATCAGCGGCAACAGCATGGCGTTTCCCAAGGACGAGACCACGCCATGGGGCACCAACGGAATCCGCGCCTACTGGCAGGGGGAAGCAGCCTCGGCCATTGCAACCAAGCCTGTACTTGGCTTGTCCACGTTGCGCCTGAAAAAGCTCATGGCACTCGTCCCCACCACGGACGAACTGCTGGACGACGCCAATGCGCTGACCACCTATCTGCCTGAGAAGGTCGCTTTGTCTATTCGCTGGAAAACCAACGAGTCCATTCTGTTTGGTGCAGGGAACGGTGTGCCAGTTGGTGCACTCAGCTCTGGTGCGACCGTAACCGTGACTAAGGAGTCTGGTCAAGCAACACAAACGCTTTTGCCTCAAAACCTGGCCAAGATGATTGCGCGCTTGCCCTCTGGGAGCTTTGCCAACGCCGTTTGGATTGTGAACAACGATGTGTTGCCCGCACTTTTCACGTTGACCCTGGGCAACTACCCGATCTACATCCCCACGGGCCTACCCGTCGGTGGTTTGCAGGTCTCGCCCTACGGCACGTTGCTCGGTCGCCCGGTGTTCGTGTCCCAACACGCCAACACCTTCTCGGCTCAAGGCGACATCTTGCTGGTGGACCTCAAGTACTACCAGACCATCACCAAGTCGGGTGGCATGCAGACCGCCACATCGATGCACCTGTACTTCGATGCGGACTTGACGGCGTTTCGCACGACCTTCCGAATGGATGGCCAGTCCAAGCTCAACAGCCCTATCACACCTGCCAAAGGCAGCGCAACGATGTCTCCCTTCATCCAACTGGGCGCTCGTTAATCAGCCTCAAACCTTAGGAGAAAACTATGTTCCCCAACGCAAAAGGCAGCGAACTGCTGTCCGTTCTCGCAACCATCGATCCGGCCGCGCAAGGGGCGGGAACAGTCACTACCGGATGGATTTCTGTGGCCAATCACCACGGCTTTCTTTCCTTGGTGCAGACCGGAGTGCTGGGCACCAGCGCCACAGTGGATGCTAAGTTGCAGCAAGCGGTTGATTCCACTGGTACGAGTGCCAAGGACATCAGTGGCAAAGCGATTACTCAGATTGTCAAAGCCACTGGCGACAACAAGCAGGCCTTGATCAACGTCAAACCCGAGGAACTCGATACGGTGAACGGCTTTGGCTTTGTTCGCCTGTCACTCACTGTGGGTGTGGCCGCAAGTCAGACAGCAGCGCAAATCCTGGGCGTCAATCCTAGAGAGCTGCCAGCCAATGCAGGTAATCAGGCAGCAGTTGTGCAGATCGTCTAAATGCCACTGCAACTGGTCACAGCTCCAGCGGGGGAGCCAATCACGCTTCTTGAGGCAAAACAGCACCTGCGGGTGGATGTTGATGACGATGACGCGCTGATTGGCTCACTGATAACCGCAGCTCGGCAGGCAGCCGAGACAATAACCGGCAGGCAGTTGATGACTGCTCGCTGGAGGCTGGTGCTCGATGCCTTTCCGGGTGCGTTAACCATGCATGTTCCTTCTGATGCGGCCTTCAGCCTACCCGGACACGCGATTCTTATTGCGAAATGCCCAGTGCAGTCTTTGGTCAGCATCGAATACCTGGACATGAATGGCAGTTTGCAGTTGATGCCAGCGGGTGATTACGTGTTGGACACAGCATGCGAGCCTGCGCGACTCACTCCGGTATTTGGAAAGACTTGGCCCACAACTCTTCCACAGATTGGTTCTGTGATCGTCACTTTTGACGCCGGATACGGCCCAAGCTCATCAGTCCCCGAAGGACTTAAGAGCTGGATCAAATTACGGGTGGGAAGTCTTTACGGCCATCGGGAAGAAGTGGCAATGCTTTCGCGTGGCCGCATCGACCCATTGTCATTCGTGGATGGTCTCCTCGATGGATACCGAGTGAGCTTGGTATGAGCTCAATCAGTGCGGGCCAGTTGTGCCACCGTGTTCGCATTCAGCTGCCTACTGTTGCAAAGGATGTGTTGGGTGCACCTACACAGACCTGGACAGATGTGGCGATTGTTTGGGCTGATATTCAACCCATATCAGGCCGCGAAGCCCGGATTGCAGATCGCATAGCTTCGGTGGTTACTTATCAAATCACAGTACGTCATAGATCCGAATTTGACGATCCGAAGAGCGTTGCACAAATGCGAGTTCTGTATCGAGGGCGTGTGTTCGCGATTCACAACGCGCTGAATGAGGATGAGGCCAATGTCTCAGTCATTCTGTTAGCCAGCGAAGGGGTGAGTAATGGCTAGAGTTGAAACAGTTCGAATTGAAGGACTTGCTCAGCTTGATCGTGCTCTTCGTGAACTTCCCGATCGTGTTGCTAATCGAGGACTCAGAGCCTCGGTTTATGCAGGTGCAAAGGTCATACGGGATGAGGCTCGGGCACAGGCTCCTAAAGCTGCGCAGTCCCTTGGTTCAAAGCAGCCACCTCCCGGAACGCTCAAACGCTCGGTGATCATGAAGCACATCCGAGAGCTTTCCGGTGGAGGTCGCCAGACGTTTTATGTTCTGGTGCGCCACGGTAAAAAATTCCGTAACCAGGGTAAGCGGGGCAACCTATCGCAAGACGCTTGGTACTGGCGCTTCGTTGAATTTGGTACTCGCAAGATGGCTGCTCGACCATTCCTACGTCCGGCATTGGAATCTCGTCGCCGTGCGGCGGTTGATGCCATCAAGCAGCGTCTTACCCAGCGCATCGAGATTGAAGCTCGGTCCTTGAATGGACGCTAGCGATGCAGGATTTCTATGACGCGATCAAGCATCTGGCTGCTGGACAGGTTTACGCCATCGTTGCACCTGTGAACGCACAGTATCCGACGCTTGTTTACACCCCTATAGATCAATCCAACGTTGCTTCCCTTGACGGACCCAACCAACTGCGGCGCTCAAGGGTGCAAGTTGACGCCTATGCAAGGACGCTGATTGCTTGCGAACAACTGCAAGAGCAGGTCCTTGCAGCTTTGCTAGCCAGTATCAAAACGGTGGCCGATGTACGCATGGGCCTTACCGATTTCGATGATGAATCCGGTACTTACCGGATATCTGTGGACTTCACCTACTACCGGTAACGGTAGCTAGATTTTTTATTTTTTCATGGAGGCCTTTTATGCCTAGTACTGCCATCACCGCGCAGGGCATCACCATTGCCCGGTTTGGAACCACAACCTTTGAGACTATCCCCAACGTAGTCTCCTTTCAGGGACCTGGGGGTCAAGCCTCAGTTATTGACGTTACCAATCTTGCTTCAACAGCCAAAGAGAAAAGAGTCGGTCTTCGCGATGAAGGTCAACTCTCTCTGAGTTTGCACTTCAACCCAGACGATACGGTCCATCAGGGTCTTCGCACCGATCGAGCCAACCGAGTACGTCGCCAGTTCAAGATCACCTTCACGGACACCACGCCCGCTGCGACATGGACTTTCTACGGCTACGTTACACAGTTCAGTGTTCAAGGTGGTGTGGATGCCGTCGTTGAAGCCAGCGTCACGATCGAAATCGATGGCGACATCACGGAGGCATGAAGACTATGAACATCCTTACTAAAGATGCCATCCTGGCGGCCGACGATCTGCCGCGCGAAACCGTCCTTGTGCCTGAATGGGGTGGTGATGTCTATGTCCGCACTATGAGTGGAACCGACCGCGATGCCTTTGAAAGCAGCCTGATTGCGCGCGATGGCGCAAAGGAAGGTCGCATGGAAAACGTTCGAGCCAGGCTTGTTGCGTTGACCCTGTGCGATGCGACGGGCAACCGACTTTTTGAGGATGCCGAAATCACTGCGCTTGGCCGAAAAAGTGCTCTCGCACTGGACAGAGTTTTTGCAGTAGCTCAGCGTCTCAACGGTATTGGCATCGAGCAGGCTGAAACAGCAAAAAAGGGCTGAAGGCCAATCCCACTCGGCGCTTCGCTTTTCGCCTGGCACTTGCGCTTGGCATGCCAGTTCGTGAGCTATTGCAGCGGATCGGATCAGACGAAATAACCGAGTGGATGGCCTTTTATCAAATGGAGCCTTTTGGCGATATGCGTGCTGATTTGAGAAGTGGTGTGATTGCGTCTACCTTTGCCAACGCCAACCGTGCCAAGCACACGCGTCCCTTTACGCCTGAAGATTTCATGCCATTTATCGAACGACCAGAGCCGATTGATGAGGCCCACCTGAACGTCGCCCGTTTTAAGTCAATGTTTGCCCACAGGGTCAAAAAGCATG